ATGTGCAAATATACATTTATCTCCATATTTACACGATTTGTCATTAACAATATTAATACATAAAGTATTGTTTCTTTTTTCGTGTTGTTTATCAGTTTTAACGATAATTGCTTTTTGCGGAGTACCAATAGGTTTAACTTTTTTCCCGACAGTTACCCACACTCCTTCGTTATTATTTTTCATTATTAAAAATAATATATTTATTTTTCTAAGTATATTTTATTATGGAAAAACAAATTAGTTATGAAAAATACTCTAACTTAAAATTCAACGGAGGTATAAATTCGTCAAATATACCAGTAGAAAAAATAGTAGAAAAAATACCAGTAGAAAAAATAGTAGAAAAAATACCAGTAGAAAAAATAGTAGAAAAAATACCAGTAGAAAAAATAGTAGAAAATAAACTAGATAGTCAGACTATCAATACGTTACCGGTTGTAGATTCAAGTACAATTACGTTATACACAATTTCAAAAGGAACAATATTATATCACGGAACTCAAACTAAAGAAACTTTTAATCCTGATAAAATTGATTTAAGTAATACAACACGTGTTGCATTTTTTACTCCGAATAAACGATTTGCCAGTGATTACATCGAAGGATGTGCTAATTATCCATCTAAAAATGGATTTATTCATAAATTTGAAGTTAATATTGACATTGATAATATATATATCTATTCACAATACGATAGAAATGTAGAATGGGTTCTCGAAAGTATTGAAAAAAAATTTTGTAATAATAAAGATTATGGTTATTTAAACGGTATCGGATATTTTATTAACGAAATAGAAACGAAAAAATTTGGTTCTGATGAGAAAAGTATTGGTAATGAATTATTTAATAGCGAATTTGCTTTATGTTATCCGACTAAGTATCTTACATATATAAGTACTGAAAAATGTATGAGTATTAGAAAATTATCAGAACCATATCAATTTAATGCTTAAATAATATTATATCAATTAAAAATATATGAAACTATATGACATAATTCATCAAAAAAATTTAGAATTAACAGAACAATTAAGAGAAATTGAAGAACAAAATATAAAATTTGACGTAACAACAAGTATAAATGAATCCAACGAAAATATAATTGAATTGAAATATAAAAATAAAAGAATTTTATATGGACATTATGACATTTTGGGTATCTACGATGTAAAAAATTTTTTATTTGAGTGGGCATGGAATTTTCAAATAAATAAAAACACACCAACTAAAAAGATTTATAAATTTAGTGAAACATTATTAAACAATTTGTCAAATAATAAATATGAGGACATTGATTATTTGGAAAGAATAATTTATTATGTTAAAAATCCAATTTTTTTTATCGATAAAAAAAATATTAACGATTTAATTAAAGTTTCTAATTACGCCTTAAATGGTAACGGAATTTTAAGTACTTATGATGATGAAAACGAAAAAAAAAGAATATTTTATATTATTACTGATATTATTGGATAATTATTATAGTATATATTATTATAATGATTACGATATCTCATAATATAAATAAACCAAATACAAAAACAACTTTATATTCAAAAAATGAATTATTTACAACTAAAAAAAAATTTATAAAAAAATTAAAACAAATAGAGGACTACATAATTAGTAAACGAACACCAAAATATAAAAATAAAAAAAATACATTTAATCTTAATAATTTTAAATGGACTACAATGTTACGTCATTACGTCGAAAAACATAAAATAACACCTCCAAAAGAGTTTGTTGATTTCGTAACAAATTATCAAATCATTACTAAAAACATAGTCGAAATAAACGGAACAAAAGCTGAAAAATATGTTATTATAAACAAAAACCAGATATTAATAATTGACGCATTATTAGAACATGGAGGTTACACTAAAAAATATTTTGATTTGACAGGAAAAAAAACGATAAGATATACTGAACATGCTGGATATTTAGCGTTAAATAATGAATTAACAAGTTTAAGTAAAGTTATAGTTTATGGTAATACAACAAGTGTTGATAAAAATGACCAAGAAATATTTTTCCCTAACGAAGATCCAACATCATTTAATTTTGAATATTTATTTCATACACATCCACCAACGCCAGAACCTGGAATGCGTGTAATTCATGAAATTCCTAGTATTGGTGATATATTACATTTTATTTGGCATTTTAATGAAGGAAAAACGATAGGTTCTCTCGTGTTGACATCGGAAGGATTATACAATGTACGAAAAAATGACTTTACTGACACAAAAATAAAAGTTAACGAAGACAAGTTATATAAAAATTGTTTAAAAGTAATTTCGAATATTCATGATTATGATTTTGATAAATATAGTGATGATTTTGACAGAGAATATTTTTATTCTGTAATTGCGCAAGATTTTAATTTTATAAATATATACAATGATTTTTTACATAAATTTAATATTCATATAGATTATTTCCCACGAAAAAAAAATAAGGATAATCTTTGGTACATTGATGATGTTTACTTACCGATTAAATTATAATGTAAATTATTTATTATATGGGTGCGTGGGGATATTACGATGATGAAAATGATGAAGTTTCGGATTTATACGATAAATTTACTAAATATTTAGTAAAATATCATGTTAAAGATGCGTACAAATATAAAAAATTTGAAAATTATGAAAAATATACACAAGAACTCGATAAGTTCATCAACAAAAAAAAATCATTCGTTGGAAAAGAATTAATAAAATTTATTGAGGATAAATGAAATAATTTATCGTTACAAGACATAGTTGGTTTGTCGATAAGATTAGCAAGATTGGGTAAATTTCCGTCGATGTTATCTGGTTCGGAATTACCTAAAAAATTATTTGTTGGTTATCCATTAAAACTTAAAAAAATTACTAGAAAAATTATAATCCACTTATTAAAAGAAGAAGATAGAAATATGTTTAAAAAATACGAACTACGAAATAACGCGTTAAAAGAAGAATATAAATTGTTCAGATAAAAATATTTTTTCTAGGATAAAACATATAATAATGGAAGATTTAAAAAAACTATTAATCCCAGAAAAAAGTGATAGTGATCTTACAAAGGTTATGAAAATAATTATAGATGTCGCTTTATTAATAGTATCTTATAAATTGATTAAGCATTTATTTAAACTCGAACATTTTGATCCAAATATGCAATATGAAATGAAACAACAAGATATCGGTGAATCACCAAAATTCGTTGAACCTGAACTTAAAGTAGCCACATCAGCATCGGAATTTGTTGGTATGCCAGATAAAATATATCCGGCTTGGGGTAGTAGACTTGTGAATTATGGACCTGTCGATATTGTTGATGATGGTAAGCAAGGTGATTTAGGATTAAATTTCAATTTCTGTTCTAAATCATGTTGTACACCCCAGTGGGCACCACCGTTCACTATGCCTGATGATGAATTAGTTAAAAATTCTAAAAATAAATATGTTAACACAAGTTACTCTTGTAATAATGCGTGGCAAGATTCTGGGTGTTTATGCATGACTAAGGATCAAGGCAATTTCATTGGTTCACGTGGTGGTAACGCAATGACATCAATGTTCCCTTAAAAATTAAATATATGCATTAATATATTTAATTAAATTTCTACGATTATTCTAAAAATTTTAATTTTGTTAAAACCGTTTTTAACGATATAAATTTGTTTATTTTTTTATAATTAAGTTCTAACATTATTATATATGTCGCAATCGTTCGAAAATAACATTGTCGAAATTAAACGAGAATATACAGAATTTTTAATTAGTATTTTATTACCGTTGGTTTATGAAGGAATCGAATCAATATTGAATAAGTCAATCGAACTTGACAAACAATATAATGAAAAATCTCACAGTGATCCAAACGTAAAATCTCCTGGTGTGATTGTATTGTTTAGAACATTTCTTAAAAATATACCAAATTTATCAAATCTACAAATTGAAAATGAAACTAAACGAATTAAGGAACATTGTGGTTACGCAGATATTTTTGATGATTTAATAAAAGCTGTAATTAAAAGTAATATAATTTTACTAACATATAACGTTTCAGGAAAATCATGTAAATTAGTAACAGAAAAAATACACAATAAAATTGAATCTAAAAATTTAATTCACAAATGTTACGTTGAAGTTGCGAGAGTAATTTATGACAATGTTGAATTATTTATCAAAAAAAATGATAAACTTATATACCAGTTTATTAATGATGGAATTGTTAAAGCTATTAGAAATATATTACCACTAAAACAAATTTTACAAGAATATCTAAATGAAGATTACGTTGACATGACAAATGCAACAAACGAAAAAATTTCAATAAAACCTAAATACGAAGATATTAAAAGCAGAATAGAAAAAAGTAAAATTGACGATTCTGTCATTATCAAACCAATCGAAAATAAAGATACTATTGATAAAATAGAAGAACCAAGAATTAAAATAGATGAAGAAATAATTAAAAGTTTAACACAAGAAGAAAATAAAATTGGTAATGACATTAAAAAAATAGAAAATAGTATGCATGAATTAAATACATTAATTTATGATAGAAAAAATATAAGTGAAGTTGAAAATAATAATGGTAACGATATCGTAAATGGAAATATCAATATAAGTACTAAAAAAAATTTATTTGAAGAAATCGATGAAAATTAATAGATTTATTTTTTGTTGTGTATATATATATATGGATATAATTAGAAATCCGGTTATTATTGGTTTGACTGCTGGTGTAATAACGTATTATTATATGGAATATAAGAGTAGAAAAATGAATAATGAAAAAAAGAAAAAAACTAGAATTAGACAATTAATTATTTCTTTTGTTGTTGCATTTATATTTTGGTTTATTGCCTATGGATATTTCGATTATTCAACAATACCAGTTAAATTTCAACCTTTGAATACAAATAATTTCGACTTCGAAAATGTTAACGAAAGAGAATATAAATTTATAAATGACACATCGTCTAGTGAACCTAAATCAATTAGTTTAATAACTAATGGTATCACAATCCCAGATAGAAAATTACCAGATGTTACGGTCGATATGTTTTAAGTTATAAATGTACGTTTACAACTTAAAAAAATATATATCTAATAAAATTATTATGATTACAATTAAAGTAAACAATGAAGATATTCAAATTAAAAAATTCGAACCGGATTTGGACAAACTTCAAAGTATATTAATTATTGGTAAACGATGTTCAGGTAAAAGTTGGTTAATCAGAGATTTAATAAAATATAAAAAAAACGTTAAAGTAATTTCCGACACCGAGTTAATCGACCCATTTTATACTAAATTTATAGCAAAAGAAAATTGTTTTGAAGAATTTAGTGACAAATTAATAAATCAAATATTCGACTCACAAAAAATAAAAAAAGAACATTTAATTTTAGTTTTAGATGATTGTTTAACAGAAAAAATGATATCGAGTTCAATATTCGTAGATTTGGTGGTGAATGGACGTTGTTTCAATATCACGTTAATTTTGGCTGTACAATATTCATACTTGAAACCGGTATGTAGATCGAATTTTGATTACATTTTTACATTCAAAGATAACTCTTATTCATATATTAAACGAATATATAAAAGTTATGGTGGAATTGTTCCTTCATTTGAAATATTTAAAGAAATTATGGATCAATTAACTGAAAATTTCGGAATATTAGTAATTAATGAAAAAATTTTTAATCATAAATTAAATGATTGTTTAATGTGGTACAAAGTAGTTGAGTAGTCATCAACGTTAAAAATTAAATAACGATGTTGTTATTTTATTATAAACCGAAAACTAACAATGATACAGCATTAAAAAATATTACATATTTTTCAATGTGCGACAGTAAATAAAAAGAAAAAATAAATTTATTTATTATGTCATAAACTAAATTGTATTGGCAATTTACTTTTTTCATAAATAAAGTAATAAATTTAATGATGTAAAACAATTTTTTAGTGAGTAATCTTATAGAGAATGAGTGAGAGATATATCGATTGTGCCATCGGGGAAACAGGTAAATTACCAATAAAAGAATTCTCGATGAGAAATATATATCCCAACTCGGCAATGATAATAATAGCCAAACGCGGATCAGGTAAAAGTTGGGTTGTCAGAGCGATTATAGAACGATTTAAAGATTTCCCATGTGGTATTGTGATATCACCAACGGAAGATGTTGATCCATTCTATTCTAAATTTTTTCCCGAATCATATATTTACACCACGTATAAACCAGAAACAATTCAAAAAATATTTACTCGACAAAAAAAATTAAAAGATAAAGAAAGAAGAACTGGTAAAAAACTTGATAAGCGAATTTTAATAGTTATGGATGACTGTTTAGCTATAAAATCATCTTGGAATAAAGATCCTAACATAGACATATTATTAATGAACGGTAGACATTATGAAATTACATTTATATTAACAATGCAATATGCATTAGGTATATCACCAACACTACGATCAAATTTCGATTATATAATTGCACTGGCCGATGACATACAAAATAACATCGAACGGTTATATAAAAACTACGCGGGAATTTTTCCTAACTTAGATTCATTTAAACAAGTGTTCCAACAATTAACGGAAGATTACGGCGCAATGATTATAGCCAACAGAGGTGTTAAATCAAACATTTTAGAAAAAGTATTTTGGTATAAAGCACCTAATTTAGATAATTCATCTTTTATATTTGGAGGTAGACAATTTAAGTTATATCACGAAAAAAATTTTAATAAAGATTGGCAATCAAATGAAGATGGTATAGATGTAAATAAATTTATTTTACAAAAAAAGAAAAATAAATCTGTATTAGCAATAGCTAAATTAAAACGTTAAAAATTATAATTATAATTATAATTTTTAATATTGACTAATGAAATATTTGTTTAAAGCTTCTGTCTTGGACACGCGAGACATCATCTTCTAATATTGACTAATGAAATATTTGTTTAAAGCTTCTGTCTTGCGTGTGTCGATATCTTGACTA